ACCCACACCATGGCAGCTTGTCGGCCTTCATGTGTTTGCCATACTTTGTCTCGTTGTTTCCAGTTTCAGCTATGCCATTTTCAGCAAGCGCAACCTGAATCATGCGAGGCAATGTGCCTTGTGGAAAATTACTCATCAACAACCTTTGGCATTATCCATCGACAGGTTGCTTCATCTAATCCGAGATTGCCTTCTGGCTCTGGTGCAATAAAAGCATCACGCACAGAATCGTATGTATAACCAATTCCTGCATAATTCTTGCGGATATTGCCATTGTAAGATGTCTGTTTCCAGTCTCCACCAAATAAATCAATGGCGAAATCTTCAACATTTGGTTCATAATCGTTAGAAATAACAACGACACGAACAACGATTCCATTAATAATTTCTGCGCAATGAGCCATTAGAATGTCACGCTCCCGCTACCAGTCCATTTGTAAATTCTATATCCACCTGTTGTTGTTATATTTGGTGAACCTGTTGTTGATGTAGCTAACGGAAAAGTATCTGCATACCGAATAATTACAATGCCGGAGCCGCCATCATTTACAGAGCCGGATCTCACGCCACCGCCGCCACCGCCGCCCGTGTTAGCAGTTCCACCAGTTGATGCTTCAGTTTGTGTTGGGCCTTCTTGATACCTAGCACCATTTCCGCCGCCTTGTGTTCCAAGACCTTTTGTGGATGTGCCTGTTGCACCCATAGAAGCAGCACCGCCACCACCGCCGGCGTATCCAACCGATGAACCTGAAATTGAACTTGTTGAACCAGTACCGCCATTACCACCGGCTGATGTTTTAGCAACTGAATTAACCGCACCAGCAGAACCAGCCGCACTTGCCCCACCGCCACCGGCTCCAGCATAATAATTTGCACTTGTCGCTCCCGCGCCACCTGCTGAACCTTGACCAGCTGTGCCATTTTGACCAGCTGTGTTAGCACCAGCACCAGCACCACCACCACCGGAACCACCTGTTGTGCCGACTGTTCCACCGGAACCAGCACCGCCACCAGTAGATGTGATAGAGCTAAAAACTGAGTTGGATCCTTGCGTGCTTAATGCACCGCCGGCCCCAACAGTTACAGTAAGTGAAACACCTGCACTCACCGCAAAACCTGATGCGGTGCGATAACCGCCGCCGCCGCCGCCGCCGCCTTGTCCGCCATCTCCACCACCACCGCCACCTGCAACAACTAAATACTCAACAGTTGATGGAACTCGTGGGTAGCCGCCGCTTGACATAATCCCGAGCATTGGTGTCATTATGCGATATCTCCAAAAACTATCCAAGAATTTGCAGCTAATTTTTTACATGTTGCACCAGAATTAGCAACACGCAATTTAGGTGTGGCACTCGTGGCACCAGTTGAAATTACTGTTGTTGTTCCGGGGGTTACTGCTCCAATTGTTGGCTGACCTGCACCGGTAATCCAAAATACATTTATCTCAGTACCTACTGCAAAGTTGAAAGTTGCATCGGTTGGAATGTTGAACTGCTGAGTTGCAGCGTTGTTCATTGAGAATATGTTGCCTTCATCGCCTGATGCAAATGTGTATGAGGCAGTCTTTGCACTATATGTAGAAGCAATGTTATCTGGATCAATCCATGCCGGAACACCTGCCACAACGCCCAAAACTTGGTTACTTGATCCAATTGCAAGGCGCGTGTTTGTGTTTGCCGTTGCTGATGAATAAGCAAGATCGCCTAAAGTTGTGCCGGGTTGCAATGCTTTGAGCCGTGTATCAACACCTTGCAATGCAACATCAAAATCTGCCGGCAGGTCGGTTACTAAATCTGTCGGCGTGGGTAAAACAAAACCATAGTTCGTAGTTGGGTTTGCCACTTGTTTTCTCCTTACGCAACAATTGTTGCATTGATCCAATCCAGAGTTGGATTGACTGTTTGCCATTGCTCTACCACCGGCACATCATTCCATCGCATGGCTTGCAATGAGAATGAAATCGGTGACAAAATCAACGACACGCTTACCTGATTATATCTGGCAGAAAATGTCCAGCCTTCAACGAAACCAAGAAAATCGCCAGAATTCATATTAAGTGGCAAATCAGCCAGATTGACTGGCATACCCATAAAGACATTAATTAAATCATCCCGGTCGGCATTATCAAGCTCCGGATTGGTTAGCTCAAATGTGATGTTGTTGAAATTGAATCTTGGATAGGCTCTTAGCTCTAAATAAAAATCAGCCTGATCTTCGGCATCGTGCAAATGCCTTAAAGTTGTTGTAAAGATTTGTGACAATTGGCCATAAAGCCCAATGGAGGCAATGTCGCTGGCATCGGTTTCATTTGTACTGTTTTGGCCATATTGGATTGTTATGTTATTTCTAACATCTCCAGCTCGTTGCTGAATGCTTAAACCCGATGCCAAAGCATGGTTGGCTGTTAAATCAACATAGCCATTAGCTGCTAAATATGTTGTGCGGTGAGTCGAATCGGCATACCCAATTTGGCCGGTTGGCGATTCGTATAAATAACCTAAACCGCTGCTGGCTAGAGCTGAAACGAGCGAATAAACATCAATGCGGTCTGAGGATCGTTGTGCCAGCTCATAGTTTCCGGGCCGGTCAATCTCACCGAGTCCGGTGTTTTCGGCATTTTGCCATTGAGTCGTTGGATCATAGGTTGCCCATGTCAAAGCCGCTGGAACCGCTTGCCATTGAGCAAATAAGACTTGGCTCAAAATTGTGTAAATCTGATCGCCATCAAAATCATGTGCCAGCACGCCATCAGTCAATGCCTTTGGCAATCGAGCCAATGCACCCAATGCAACAATTCTGATTCGTTGAGCATAATCAACGCTGCCAACCTCAGCGACAGTAATGCCAACATCAACAATTGATCCACCAAAGATTGGAACAAATGTAGATGTGGAATCTTGCAGCTCAATAGTCAGCGAATCATTAATAGCGATTGTCACATTGGATTGATTTAAATTAATTATTTCAAGGTTTGTATAACCGGCATTTGCTTGCTCATAAATGTTGGTGCGACCGCTTGTAATGGTAAGATTGGCCAAAATTGCCGTTTGATATTGAACACCGCCAATAGTGACACGCCAAACAGGATTGAAAAGTGTCATAAAAACACCAGATTCGAAGCTCCGTTTGTGCCTCTAAATGTTGAATTATTTAAGGCGTTTGTAGTTGCCCGGCTAAATGCCTCCTCATCAATAATTGATGGAGCATTGACATTTATTGTAATCCCACCTTGAGCTGCCAAGCGTGCTGCGTTTTGGGAGTCTGTAAAACCGCCTCCACCTTGCGCTATTAACCGCGCTGCATTCTGTGAATCTGTAAATGCACCAGTAATGGCTTTTGTTGCAGTTGCCGCTGATTTGACAGCTGTGGCTACGCCCCCACCGCTACTCACACCGCCACCAGAAACAGTTGTGCTGCCCGTTGATTTATTTCCACCGCTAATTGCTCCGGGTGTGCCAGTTGTTGCAAAAGTTTCTGCACCGGGAGTATCACTTGATCTAGCCAAAGCATTTGCTCCAGCCAAAACTCCGGCAGCTAGTGCCACCGCTCCAACACCAAGCAATGGATTAAGCGCAAATGCCGTTGCAACACCAGCGACAATGGCTGATGCTTTAAGCAAATTATATGCCTTGATTAAAGTATTGATGAGAGCAATGGTAGCCACAACTGCTGCACTAATTTTGGAAACGACAAAAAGTGTGCCAATAACAGCTGCAACAGCAATCAATTCATCTTTAAGCTCTATGACTGTTCCAATAAGATTTCTGATTTTTTTGCCCCATTCAATGGCTGTCACCTGCGAATCGGTCAATCCATTCTTAAGACCATCTTGACCAGTCAGACCATCGACAAAGCTTTGAACAACAGGCACAACATCGCTAAGAATAAATGCTGTCAATTCTTGAATGACCGGCAATAAAGCCGCGCCAATTTGTTCTTGAACCTCATCGGTAGCAATTTTTATGCGGGCAAAAGCCTTTTCGGCACTCTGCGCTTCATTATCTGCAAAACCGCCAAAAGTGTCTGTAAGTGTGTTAAAGACCAAATCAAAGTCTTTAGACTTAAGAATTGATTGATCTATGCCCAAACCTAAACGACCTAAAGAGACTAGGTTGCCATCATAAGCTTTTCCAAGCGCATTGGCCACAGCTTCAAGAGGTTTTCCCGTAGCTGATGAAATATCCAAGGCCAAATTCAATAATTTCTGAGCATCCTCAACATCTTTTGTTGATCTAGTCAATCTTGCAAATGCGGGGCGCAATTCATCATCCGTGACACCAATTGCAATCGATGTTGTTGAGATGTATTTTTCAACACCGGCAATTTGAGCAGCTGTGGCATTTGTTGTGTTTTCAATTGTCAGAGCTAATAGGCGTTGTGCCTTTTCATCAGCTGCCGCGTTTTTGATTGACTCAACGGCAAATGCGCCAATTGCAGCTCCGGCAGCTGCAAATGCCAAAGCGGCTTTTTTACCAAATGCCGTGAATTGATCACCAATCGATTCCGTGTCTTTTCCGGCCGTCTTGATGCCTTTTGTAAATTCCGCAACATCTGCCAATAAGGAGAGCTTTAGCGTTCTTGATCCTTGAGCGGCCATTTACCACACCTTCACAATCTGTGAAAACGCCTCTGCCCATTGATTCACAATCTGAGGCTGTTCTGCTTTAAGCGTTGGATAAATAAACCAACCTTTTGAGCCGCGGCCTTCACGACCCGACCAAATTGGAAATTGCCTGTATTTGTTTGATCCAAATTCGTAGCCACCCCAAAGCTGCTGGGTTGTGCCACCGCCTGAAAATTTCTGTGAAGCAAAACCAAATGACATTTCGCCAACCTTGGATGATTTGCTTACTCGCGATCCTTCGGCAATGCGGCTGGAAGCTCTATCGCGGCCTTGAGATTTGGAAATGATTTTGCCTTGTAAATAAGTCGCAAGACCATTAGACACAGATTTGGCTTTAGTGACAGCTTCTTCATCCATACCTTTGAAAGCATAAATGATTGATCGTAGTTCAGCTTTATCAAAAGCAACCGCATCCTCAGCCATTTCGCTTCTCCATAATCTCAATTGCCGTTAATAAATCCTCAGCTGTTTTGAATTCGCTGAC